TTGCCCGAGCTGCCGATCTGGGCGGAGTAGCCCGAGCTGCCGATCTGGGCGTAGTCGCCCGAGCTGCCAATCTTGGCGTAGTCGCCCAAGCTGCCGATCTTGGCGGAGTTGCCCGAGCTGCCGATCTGGGCGGAGTAGCCCGAGCTGTCGATCTGGGCGGGGTTGCCCGAGCTGTCGATCTGGGCGGGGTTGCCGGTGGTAACATCACTCTTCGGCATATTGACGATTGTCTGCTCCTTCGTGTAGTCGATGCAGGCATTGATAAACCCAGCAAAACTCAGCTTCGCGCCGATATGCAGCTTTTTCGTCGCAAATTTTCCATCAGAGCCGGATATCGGCTGGTCAAGTGCCTTGACCTCTGCAAAATCCGAAAACTTCCCGCTCTCGTCAACAAGATCGTAAAAGTTCAGAACATCAAAAGGATTGACGCAGTAGTGCATCATGCCTTTCTCACAGATCTTTCCGCCCACTTCTTCGTAGTCGGTGTTCTCGGCGTACTGCTTATCCTTGCAGATCATACCGGGCTTAAACGCCTTGTAGCCTTTCGCATTATCCATCCTTATCCTCCTTATTTTCGATCACGGCTCCCGTGGCCGTGTCTGTGATCAGTTCTCCCGGGATCTCCAGCGGGCAGTACATCCCGCGGAGCTGCCCGGGAAGCAAATATTCCCCCGTCCGTCTGCACTGCCTGCGGCTGTACGTTTCCAGCAGCGGACATAAATTGCATTCGACATGCCCGGCCGGGAAGAAGACCGACACCCGGCATTCAAACGGGATATAAACTTCATCCTTCATGGCGTACCCTCTCAAACAGCAGCGCGTTCGCGATCTCGTCTACGCTGTAGGTATCGGAGACGTATTCCAGCATGCATTCCGCGTGTACAAGGACCGTATCGCAGACGAAAGCTTCCTCGCCCTCGCGGACTTCCTCCTGGCAGTGCGCGCATGTTCCGATGACAGCCGGTTCCTTCTCCTGAATGCCGAGGTAGAGGTTATCAAGCGGTAATGCCATTGCATAATGCCTCCCTCCGGATCAGCTCCTCACAAAAGCTCTGCACAGTGGCGTAGCCGTTCTTTTTCAGCAGCCGGTCGAGGATCTTCGCCTGATCGTCCGTCAGGCGGAAGTAATACCGGTTCGTCTTCTTCCGGCGATCTGCACGGTTCTTGGGCGCGTCCAGCGCCTTGATGGAGGCCGCAGCCTCCGGCACGAGCTGAACGCCGTATTTCTCCGGCGCTTCGCACTGCGAAAGCAAACATTTATTAAACTTCGGGTAGTCGGCCCGAACCGCCTCGACACAGGCTTTCGCGCCGTGCCGGACGCGGGAATCCGTTAAACTTGACATAGGTTCCTTTCTGGCTTATAATAGAAGCCGACATAATGTCCTTTCATTTCGGCCTCTGTCGCGCGGCAACGCGGCAGGGGTCATTTCTTTTTGCCCGTGCGCTCCCGGAGGAGCTTGCAGGTCTCGTCCCACTGTGAACAGACGATCTCGGCATAAGTGCCGCAGTGCCTATAGGAGTTTTCTACGCATTTGCTGCGCTTGAATTCCAGCATCTCGCAGACCTCGCAAGGCGTCATCAGCAGCGCCTTTTCTTTAATATCCATCACAGCAGCCCGAACAGCGTTGTCCCCAGCGCGATCGCGCCGATCACGATTGCTTCATTTGTCATGTCCGCCCCGCAGGCCAGCACGGACAGCATCAGCGCCGCACCGCCGATCCACAGGCACATACTCTTGATCACGCGCAGCATTGTCTTGCGATACTGCAGCTCGTCCCGCAGCCGTTCCTGACGCTCTTCAGTGGTTTCCTCTCTCATAGCTCTCCTCCAACAAATTTAATGAATGGTTCTCTCGGGATCTTCACTCTGTGCTTGCTTGTGCAGCAGACCGGGAAGCCCAGCTTTTCAGGCTGTTCCCTCGCCATCAAGCGAAGCCATTGCGGGGTACAGCCGAGCACCTGCGCCGCCTCGCTTGCGAGGATCGTGGGCTTTGACATTGCCCGGATATCGTCCAGCGTCATTTTTCCTCCTTTCTCGACCTTAAAAGCTCGTCCACTGTGCAGCCGTACAGATCTGCGATTTCGTGCAGTCGCGCTGTCTTCGGATACATCTGCCCGGTTTCCCACAAATAAACGGATGCGTCTGAAACTTTTAGCGCCTTGACTACCTGTTGAACGGTCAATCCAGCGGCAAGCCTCGCTTCCTTAAAACCCATGCCTTTACATACCTCCTGTCTGTGAATACTAAGTTTTGCTTGACAACTTAGTGAATTGTGTTATGAGGAAAGTACCACCTATCATTATTTCACAATCCGATAAGTTGTCCGGGGCGGTGTTCTTTTCACGCCTCATAAGCCGAGGCATGAATCATGTGCAAGTCGTTCAGAGAAAGAATCAGGTTGTTCCTCAATCGGAATAAGCGTTACAAATCCATAGGAGAAAACGGTCTAAATGTGCTTGTCGAAACCGAAGGCTCGAAAGCACGCACGGAGAAAAGGCGGTTTCTTATCAACATGTTTTTCACCGTCGTATCTGCCGTCGCCGCAGTCGCTGCCGCGATATTTGCCGCCCTTACTTACATCAACTCGTAGCGGCAAGCACTTCCCACAGGCACAATGGAATGTTCCAAATTCGTCGTACCCACAATCATCACCGACGATCTGGAACCCCCAGATGTATTTGTCCTTTTTCATTGTCTCACCTCGTTTTCCCCGGCTTCTGTAGCAGCGAATCGACAGATACACTAAAGTAATCAGCAATCGCTATGCAAATCAGTTTCAACCCGTAATCAACTGCCGATTTTACCTGATTGCTTTCCGGCACACATGCGGCTGCAAGCGCGGAAAGGATAATTGCCGCTTCCTCTTTGTGTTTCATACGCCCGCTCCCTGTTTCCGCTTCTTCGTTTCCTCTATTGTTGCCCGGAAAACATCGAGCGGCACACCGTAGATACGCGCAAGTGTCTTGTGATACTTCGTGGAAGGTGTCCAGTCCTCCGCCTCCCAGTGCGCGATTGCCGTATCCGAGACGTTCAGTTTGTTCGCTACCTGCGGGCGGGAGTATCCGCACCGCAGGCGCATTTCTTTCAAAGTCTCCACGTCTACCCTCCTTATTCGGTAATTTTGATAAATCAGCGTTGACAAAACGCCAAAAAGCCTTTATTATGTAAGTGTCAGCCAACAAAATATCGGCCATAAGCCCGCGAACCAATTTTTAACCGGGGGTTGGCGTTAGCATTGCCTGTTTTGATTTATCATGTTCACATTATATCCTACGTAATGTAGGATGTCAATATAAAATCCGCCTTTTCGTTGGATTTTATGTAATGCACAAAATAACTGCTTCTTCTTTATCTATTTTTGCTGTTGATTAGAACATCTTCGTAAAGCTTCTGTTTATTCCACGATAGAATCGAGCTGTGTTTTGTTTTGTATAACATTTTTGACGACGAGACCAAGACCCTTGAAGAAAAGAACGTTGCGTACCTTAAAATCCGGCAGGATGAAATTGATCGTCTTAAACGCGCATATGATTTTGAAACAATAGATGGTATTCGAAGTATTCCTGTTCCTTGCCAAGAAGTTAATGGGGATTCTTGCACGGGGCGTGTCGAGTACTATCTTCGCGGGCAGTGCTTTATTTCACATTGTAAGTCCGGAAATAAAGAGGCGGCGGTGGAGTGCATCCGCAAAGCACACAGTTTAATGTTTATTTCCGACATGATATGGGGATACGACGCTTTTATTTCTGATATTTCATGGCTTCACAATATTGGCGCGCATAAAGAAGCATGGGAAGAAGAACGACGAGTTGATAACTTTTTTAAGAAGAACGGCCTTTACCCGCATTTAACGCCAAAGGATTTTCGCAGTTTGACGGAATATTTTGTTTGGAAACAAACAATCAAAAAAGCCGAAAACGAGCGCTTACGAAAACGTGCAATTCGGCACGAGTATTATCAGCTTCAAGAAAAATTGCCCGAGCTTTGCCCAAAGTCTTTATCTGGGTATTCCAGAATGAAGAAAATCGCATCAAAAAACTATCAAAAGTTGATGGATAGCGCTCTATCAATCGGTATTAAATTGAGCTAAATGAAAGGAACCCCCTATGCCGAAAAGATTAAATAGCGTATCACTCAGCAATAACGTCGTTAATGTAATTTCCGCGTTTTGTGAGCGTGAAGACATAAGTGAAGCCGCCTTTTCAAGGAAATTCGACAAAAACAACAGATGGACAAGCGATTTGAGGAGAGGCCGAAGCATGAGTTTGCGAACCCCCGAAGAAGCCGCCCGCATGTGCGTTCTGCTGCAAACCACGCCGGAAGAGATTCTTGTAGAAGAGGCAGATATCGAGTTAGTGCGCAGCCTGATCGAGCAGGAACGGGAAAAGGGCATAAAAAAAGACCCCATCCTGGAGGATGGGGCGGTAAGTCCTGCCGCGCGGGAGATATTAGACTTCTTGGATTCTGCGTCCGGCGAAGAACTTGCGGACGTGATCAAATATATCCGGTATTTGAAAAGCCAGAGGGAATGACTATGCTTGATAAAAAAGCTTACAAACTTCTAGGCCTCTTCTACAAAAAAGATCGGTTGACTTTTGAAGAAATTCAGTCAGAAACACACGAAGAAGAAAGAGAAAGCAGCAGTCTGTGTGTTTCCGCTCTTTGTTCTGAGAAATTCATTTCCACTTGGGAATCCAGCAGATCTATTAACGATGTTGGAGACCACAAGCAATTTGGCTATGAAATCACATATGCTGGTCGCGCTTATGTAGATCAAAGGAGACGCGACGGAAGGAATTTCTGGGTTCCGTATTTAATTACAACGCTGATTGCTATTTCCGGCCTTATTGTATCGATTGTCAAGCCTTAGCTGCGCTGTGTGGAATCCTTTTGTAGTTATCGCAGTTTGTCGTTAGATCGCAGCCAAGAAGTCTGCTAGACCCACATATATTAGAAATAAAGACAGCGTGTTCGCAACTTCTACACATGATTCCCTTGCATTTTGCTAGGCCGCTGTTGTCTGCAATTTCACGCTCCCGCAAAAGCGCGTCACGCTCTCGTTCAAGGTCTGCAATTCTGCGCTTTAGCTCATTTCTTGTTGTGAACACACTTATCCTCCTTCGTTTTCCGTTGAGCAGGTGTCTGCTCTTGCGTCGTGCTCTGTCGCTGTTTCTCTTGCGCTTCTGCAACAATATCACACATGGCTTTCCGAAACGCTTCAGTCATTGCATGAATCGGAGTGAACGGTTTACTCATGCATACCCTCCTTAATCATTCTCAAAAGTTCTTCCTGTTCTTCAACCGAAAGTTCTAACACGATCCGCTTTAGCTGTGTGCGAATCCGCTCTATCTGGCTGCTATCATAGCACACTTCCTGTAAATTTTCAAGCATTGAGGCCTCCTATCTCCAAACTTCCAAATTTCAACGTCTATTTTTGTGCAGGTTCGGCATTGCGGCTGTTTCGTTTCGGTGATACCATACAAGTATTACCAAAATATATGGAGGGCGATGTTGTATGCAGAAGCAGATCTATCACGTAACCTGCCCGCGGTGCGGGGAAGAGTTTGACGAAAGAGAGAAGTTCTGCCCGTACTGTCAGACTCTGAACAGAAAAATCGTATGCAAGACGTGCGGTGCGCAGATCAACGCGAAGGTAAAGCGTTGCCCGGCTTGCGGAGCGAAAAACAAAAAGAAGTTGTCCCCGCTCGGAAAAGTGCTTGTCGCGATTCTGTGCGCTCTGTGTGTTGTCAGCTTATCAAGCATGATTTCGGTATCTCCCTCTTCGTCGCAAAACTATGACCCAAAAAACGAACTCGAAAAGCAAACGGAGAACACAGGCACCGAGTATGTACTTGCAATCGAAGAAGACAAGCCGAAAGAGCTTTCTCGCGAAGAATACATCGCGCAATGTGAGGATCTTTCTTATTCCGCGATTTCAAGAGATCCGGACGATTACAAGGGGAGAAAAGTTGTAATAAGCGGAACAGTCATTGAAGTTCAAGAGGGCTTCCTAAACTCTGTCACGCTTCGTGTGCAAACGCCTTTTGGGATCTGGTATGTAACATACTCAAGACCGGAAGGAGAAAGCCGCATCTTGGAGAACGATCAGATCACGTGCTACGGTGAATGCAAGGGCGTGCAAACTTATATTGCTGTGCTTGGCAACCAGGTCACAATACCGTCTATGCGCATGGAGTACTATGACTAGTGCAGGATCCTCGGCTCCCGCCGCTCGTCCTGCTCCCGGCCTACATCCGCGACGCAGGCAAACAGGAGCGGAATTCCCTTGATGTAGTCCACGCTGACGCTGTGCACATCTGTCAGCTTCGCACCGTCTACTGTTACGTCCACCTTCCCGTTGTTTACCCGGATGTTGATGCACTCCATATTTTTTCCTCCTGTCATTTCTTATAGAACGATTGTTCTAAAAATCAACATGGTATTATGAACAAACAGACCGCGTTATTTTTGGGAATCAGAAATCCGATGGTGTACAGTTTATGGGACTGATGATTTGATATAATATTCGGTTTGACCGGCCCCATCGTATCTGGAACATACGGTGGGGCCATTTTAGCAGATGCCGGATTCAGGAACTATCTGCTACGTTTTCATTGTACCAGATAATGTTTGTAAAAAAAGCCCGAGTTTTGCGTTTTCTTCTCATAGTTTGCGTTTTCACACGGAAAATGTAAGAAATAACAATACAATCTGCAATTGGAGGCGCACCAATGTCCGCAATACAGGAACTCGCGCCGTTTATCGGCGCGTATCATGGGAAAATCAGAAATGCGAAAGATCACAGCGGAATGACGCTGGAGGAGCTGTCGGAAAAGTCCGGAGTTTCCTTCTCCACCGTAAGCCGATTATATGCTGGAACACAAGCGGATCCACGGCTTTATAACTCGGCCGCAATATGTAAAACGCTTGGTCTGTCGCTCGACGAGCTGTTCGGCCTTGAAAATCCCGTCGGAAGCCCGGAAGAGCTGACCAAGCAGATCCATCATGTCGAGCTTGAAAACGCCAAGCTGGAGGCAGCAACAGCCCTACAGAGCGCGCAGATAAGGTCTACACATACAATGTGTTACGTTCTCGCCCTATTTTGTTTGCTGCTCTCCTTTTCCCTGGTTGCTTGCCTTGTGACGGATGCGCAGATTCGGAACGCAGGCCTCATTCGCGATGGAGATTTGACCGTAACCGCATGGGCGTGTATCGCCCTGATCGTAGGTTCAGTTCTGGCTTCGGCAATTACTTTCTATGCAATCCGAAAAGAACGTGGAGGGAAACATGGAGTGCATCAAGTGTAAAAAAGAAATTCCAGACGGCGCGCCCTACTGTTGCTGGTGCGGGAAAAAACAGCAAACAAAAAAGGCCACAAAACGCGGGAACGGCACTGGCTCGGTATACCGGCGCAACGATAAATGGGTAGCGGAAATAACAAAGGGATACCGAGACGAAAACGGATCTGTAAAGCGCGTTGTCGCTCGGAAATGCGGATTCCGCACAAAAAAAGAAGCGCTTGACTACCTGCCGATGTTGGCCGGGCAGAAGAAGCGTGAAAAAGCAATTACATGGCGCGAACTCTACGAAATGTGGCTCCCCACTCACAGAGCCGGGAAATCCACAATTGATTGCTACAAATCAGCCGAAAAATACTTTTATCAAGTTGAGTTTTGGAAACTGGAAGATATAGAAATAGATGATTTGCAGGAATGCATGGACGAATGCCCGAGAGGAAGAAGAACAAAAGAAAACATGAAAGCGTTAGCAGGGCTTATGTACAAGTACGCAGTTCCGCGCGGCTACGCAGAACTGAATTTAGGGCAATATCTGATTGTCAGCGGAGAGTTCGGAGCGGCGAGGGAAAGCTTTACGAAAGAACAGATTGAAAGAATACGAGACGCTGTCAGCGTAATTCCGTTCGCGGATTATATTTATGCAATGTGCTATCTCGGCTTCAGACCGTCAGAACTGCTGGCACTGAGCGTTGACAGCTACGATGCGAATAAAAAAACGCTGACCGGTGGTGCGAAAACGGAGGCTGGAAAAAATCGTGTCGTTCCCATCAGCCCGAAGATCCAGCCCATTATTGATCGTCTTTACGGCGGAAAAGCGTCCGGCGCGTTGTTCTGCGATGAAAAAGGTAACCAATTTTCCTATGATAGATTCCGGGACGCTGTTTTTTACCCCACACTAGAAGCCGTCGGCATTGAAAACCCAATGGTAAACGGAATCCACAAATATTCGCCGCATACATGCAGGCACACATTCGCGACATTGATGAAAAAAGTTGTTGCGCCCGACAAGGATAAAATGAAATTGATCGGCCACGCAAGCCCTGAGATGCTCCGGTACTACCAAGACGTGAATCTGGAAGACTTGAAGAAAATCATAAACGCGATCTAGGATAAAAAGTGGAGTGTAACCGGGAGTGTAACCCAACGTGATTTCTCGAAATCTGGCGTGATTTTTCCTTTACGGAGAAGAAAAGAAAAAGCCCTGAAACCTTTGCAGTTTCAGGGCTTTTCCCGTTTTACATTGGTCCGAGTGACTGGATTCGAACCAGCGGCCTCTTGAACCCCATTCAATAAAAAACGCAGTAATTTCAACGGTTTTTCTTGCTCTTGAGTGTAATAAGAGTGTAACCGGTTTTATCTTGCATCGGATATCTTCCGCATAACGGAATCATACACGCTTCGCTTGACAAGTAATACCGTATCCATCAGCTCGTCCACGATCGGCCAGACTTTGGACGGGTCTTTTTCTGCGATGGCGCGCAGGAAGTCACTGTCTCCGTAGCTGCCTACCATATGCGTGGCCGCTGCCTGCGGAACTGCCGCCTGCACTGCAGGTGCATTGGCTCCGGAATAAGCGTGCACGCGCGAACTCCGGCTCCCCTGTTCGTCCTCCCGCATCCTGTCGCGTATCACATAAAGATCTGCCAGTTTGGCATAATTGGGATAGCTGGATTCCTCATATTCCAGCCGCGCTATCTCCTTGCGGATCTCGGCTTTATCCAGCATATCATATCCCCCTTATGCCCGGTCGATCTGCTCCATGCAGCGGCGGATCGCTTCGCGGGTCTTATCGTCGTCCGCGTCGCGCATCATATCTTCAAGTTGCGCGCGCATATGCTCGCGGGCGTCCGTGCGGCTGTAGCGGCCCATTGCGTCGCGGCGGCGCCCACGGTATGAACTTCCGCGTCCATATGTGCCGCGCATGTCGGCTTCCCAATCGCCGTCTCGGGAATAACCGCCGTCCTCAAGCATTTCGATCTTATAGGTGTTTTTGATGGAGCTTGTCAGCTTCTGGATTGCATCCAAGTCACCGGCGGACATTTCGCGTTTGTCGGCGATTTCGTCAAGCTCTTTGCAGAGCATTTCACGCAGGTTTCTCAAATCGTACATATTGCATCCTCCTTTCACGATACGCGCTCGACGATCATATTGCTATTTGCGAAACTGACCGCCTGCGCGCTGGTGTTCTTCGCCGCTACAGTCAGGCAGCAGCCGCGCGGGACTTCCACGAATGTGGAAACGAAGATGTTGAAATAGTTCTCAACAGCCGCAGGGGTTACGGTCGCTGTGGCGCTGCTCAGCTGTTCGCCGTTGATTGCAAGCGCAGCGGTAATGGCACCTACTGTCCCGCCTGTAGGGACGGCGATATTCGCGCCAAAGGATACGCGGAACTTCGCCTTGCATTGCTGCGTGAGCCCGCGCAGCGTAACGAGCCCGCTTCCTTCGCGATGTACGATGCACGGCTTTCCGCAAGCCGCCGCGGAGATCAGAGGGACGTTCTGCCCAGCGGCAACAGTTTGAATCCCAGATGATGTAAATTCAGCCATAAAATCATTCCTTTCATAAAAATATAGCGGCGGGACGATTGCCCCGCCGCGTTGCTTTCGAGTATCGGCAATGGGGCCGACCATTTTCGTGAGGCCACGAAAAAGCTCTATGATGTGGAGTTGTTACGCGCAGTTGCCGCAGCCGTAGTTGTAACCGCCGTTATAGCCGTTGCATCCTGCGTACTGGTACGGGGCCGGGACTGCGAAGGACGGAACCGGGCGCGGGTTATAATACGCCAGCTGCCCGCTCACGTAGTTACGCAGATCGAGCGTCTGTGCGTTCTGGCTTGCCGCAAGCTGCGCAGCAAAGAGCTGCTGGCCCTGCTCGGCGATCTTCGCGTCCTTCGCCGCAAGCTCCTGCGCCGTCAGACGCTGGTCGATGCTGCGGAAGCCGCAGTTCATGGCGTCGATGATGTCGCGGGTGGTGTTCTGCACGGTGTTGCGGGTGTCGCATGCCTGCGTCGCCATGTCGTAGCGCACCTGGGCGATTGCAGCGCGGTTTTCGCAGCAGCACTCCTGCGCCTGCATCGCCATGTTGTTCAGCTGCTGCATAAGCGCGGCCTGCTGGTTGCAGCGGGAAAGCTCGGCCTGCGAGAAGCCGGAAGTCACAGCCTGTGTCACACCTGCAAAGCCGTTGAGCATGCCCGTATTCATGGCGTAGAAGCCATCACAGATACCGTTGTTTACGTTGTCAAGCTTGCGCTCGATGTTGGAGAAGTCAGAGGCCAGCACATAGCCGTCTACAACGCCGCCGGAATTCCTGCCGTTGTTGCCGAATCCGTTTCCGTTGCCGCCCCATCCGCAGAAAATGGCAAGGAACAGGATGATGATCCACCAGCCATTATCACCGCCAAAGCCGCCCCATCCGCCGCCTGTCATACCGGTAGGCGCAACGGGCATCGTCATAGTCGGAGAGCCGTCATTCAAACTCATATTTTTCATTCCTTTCGTAGATTCAAAATATTTATCTCAATCGTGGCCACGAATTGAAATCTGTTATCCGAGCAGCTGTCTGAACTGCCCAGCCACCTGCTGCAGCTGATTTAACTGCTGCTGTGATATCTTCCCGCTTTGCACCAGCTTTTCGACCTCTGCTTTTGGATCACCATGAAAGCTGTTCTGAAACTGCCGGAACTGCTGCACCATATTTTGAAATTGCCCCATCTGGCCTGGCATTTGCTCGCCGCCGAGCGCGTTAAACAGTGGGTTCATTGCCCGCCTCCTTCATCTTTCGCGGCCTGACGCTTGGGGCGGCCAGCTTCGCCACAAGCTCGTCGAACTCCTTGCGCGTCACGTATTCCTCCATCATGTCTTTTCGCGCCGCTGTGGGCGTTATAACGGCCTGTGCGCGCTCCACAAGATCATACGTTGTCATGCTTGGCTTGCCGCTTGCATCGGCCTTTTTCACATACACGACCGGCGCGTTCATATCCCAAAGCGTTACCGCGTTGTTGGGCGCGACGATAAAGTCGTTTGCAGCCTGCTCGTTCGGGATCCAGATAATCGACTGATTCTGCGGCTGCTGGGGCTGCGGCTGGTAGGCCGTCATCTGCGGCGCAGGCTGGTACTGCGGGCGCATCATTGGCTCCTGCATTGGCTGACTGATTGGCTGACCGATTGGCTGATTGTAAATCGGCTGCTGATACACATACGGCTGTTGTCCGAACATCATTTATCCTCCTTTGCCCAGTAGAACAGCGGGATCTCATTGCCGCTGTCCCATGTGTCGAAATAGCTTCCGTTCTCCGCACAGACCACATGACTGGACAGAGCAAGAACGTACACGCCGCGCGGATGGTCTGCGCAGAAATCCGCGACGGTATAGCAGTCCGGGCACGTGTTCGGGATTACGTTCCGGGTAAAGCCCTGCTGCCGGAGGTATGCGCTCCACACGCTGTTTGCGCTCGGCAGATCGCCCATGATGAGCCCCTGCAGGCACAGGCCGATATACACCTCGTCCCAGCTCTTCCCGGTCGCCTTTGCGATAGCCCGGACGGTGCAGTCCCCGACCTTCTGCCCGGCAGGGTTCGGATTAAAATAAGAAAAGCCCATACCGAACACTCCTTTGATGTGTCCAGTATGGGCTTTTTACTATTTTCCTGTGCCTCAGTTATGCATCAGTTTTGCTCAAATAAATATGCAGCAATCCAGCCGCGTATCAGTTCGTTTGGCGTCGTGCCGTTGGACTTGGCTGCGGCCTTAAATCTTTCCGCGATCTCCCGCTTGAGCTTGCAGGAGATCACGGACATGTTCTCAGCGTCCCACTTGTTGCGAGCGCGGCGCTGGGTGTCAGTCGGCATAGCATACCTCCCACGCGCAGACGTTCGCCGCATTCAACGCGGCAGAAATCAGCGCTTCGGCGTCCACGCCCAGAACGCCGGAGATGGACCGCAGAACGCCCAAGACATCCTCCGGGGTGTCAACGGACGCATCGTCCATTGTGCCGTCGGAAAATCGCCAGCAGAAGCCGTCAGCCGTCACGGAAAAATACACGCGGCTGCCAAAATCGCCGCAGGACGTGTCGTCGGCCTCGACGGTGACAAGCTGGCCGTTAAGATCGACGACGATACCGCCGGAAAACTGCCAGTAACCTCCGCCATTATTTGCAGTGTCCGGGTTATAGTGGGGATTTGTCTGCGCTCCCCACGCGGAAACGATATTAAACATGTCTGCCATCCTCCGATTTTTTTGTCGTGTTTGTTTTGCTTTGTGTCTATGGCTGCATTATATACTGTAATACCGTATATGTCAAGGGGGTTTTTAAAAATTTTTATATAAAAAATAAGCGCCGAGAAACCGGCGCTTATCTCAGTTATACAGTTTGCTGGATGTCCGCTGCATCTCCCGCATGATCTCCGGCAGGCGTCGCTGTACCGTGGCGCGGCCTAGAAACAGCTCCGTCGCAACGTCCACTTGCGGGAGCTTGTCCACGAAGTAAAGCTGCGCGATTTGCGAATTCTCCCGTCCAAGATTGGCCTGATAGATCACGGTTTCCATGCCTTGCCGCGTCAGGCCGTCCAGCTCCGGAGGAAGTTTATACCGCGCTTGCGGAGACATAGCGCCGCCTCCTTACTTCATTGCTGCTGCCAGCTTCTTGAGAAGATCTGCGCCGTACTTGTACGCCGCCAGATAGTCGATCGTGCCGTCCGCAAGCCCGGCCTTGGCTTTGATCGTTGCCTTTGCGTCCTCGACGGCCCTGTCGACCGTTTCCGTATCGTACTCTACCCACGGGAGCTTTCCGTGCTTCTTCCACACACGGCTGTTGTAGCCGCCCTTGAGGCCGATGTTGCCGACGCATGTGATCTGCACGCCGTTGTCCCAGATGGGCGTACACTCGACCGCCAGACCGTCGCCGATGTACAGACCCCAATGCCCGGGCATCCAGAGACCTTCGCCCGGCATGAGCTTATCCCAGCCGGTGGACGATACGTCCTTGCACTTGGCGATCATGCCGTCGGCAGAGACGTCCGGGACGGCGTTTCCGGCATAGCGCGCGCCGCCGTGGTAGGCGCTCTTGTCGCCCTTCCAGCCCCATAGGATGCCCTTTGTCAGGTTCACACAGTCAAAGCCAAAGTATCCCTTGCCGATGAGGCCGCGGTATCTGGCCTGCTTCGCTGCAGTGTACCAGTCCGGGTACTGCTTCGCTTTCTCTGAAATAATACCCTCGCCCACCGGCGAGCCGAAGCAGCCCCACATATAGACGGTCTTGTAGTTTTTCGCGACGTCGATATGCTTTTTGACGAGTTCAGACGCTTTCATGACACTCATTTCTGCGCATCCTCCTTCGTGCTGCCGCCCTCGATAGCGTCCTGCACCTTCTGGCTCTGCGTGCCGAAGTAGAAGGTGATGACCGTCAGGAAGATGGTCAGGAAGTCCTTGCCGGAGATATCTCCGCGCAGGGCGAGGACGGCGAAGATGATGGTCAGGCCAAGTGTAACGATGGATTTGACGCTCAGGAGATTCCCGAGCCGCTTGATGATGTTTTCCATATGTACCCCTTTCGTGGTTCCGGTTATTCGTCTTTGTCCTTTTTTGCGAAGACCCGCTTGAACGCGAGCAGAAGCAGTTCACCGCCGAACGCCGCGGCGGTGAACGTCAGCACGGCGGAAAGATCGATATCCAGTTGAAACAGGACCGCGATTGTCTCGAGCAGCACCGCCCACACGAGCGTGAGGGTCAGCACGCGGATGCAGTAAAACACAATGGTCTTGGACATTTCACCCTTTGTCCAGCGGAGTTTGAATCTCACATCGTCACTTCCTTTCACACTGCGCTTCCAGCTGATGCAGGAATTGCTTGACGTCCCCGTTTCCTCCCAGATCTACGTATTTTTTGCCCGCGATCAATCGCTCCGACATCGGCATTTCCTCTGACATGATCGTCAGGCGCAGGATAGACAGGTATTGCTCATCCTGGTGCTTCTGCATCTTGTCGAGCTTTTTGTCGATCTCGGCCAGATGGTCGCCCTGGGAGTCTGCCTGTGTTTTCTTCTTCTGCGCTGCGCCGACGATGGCCTGAATGACCGTCGTCAGCGCGGACGAGCCGAGGACGGCGCAGATGATCGTGATGGTTCCAGCATCCATGTTTTTACCTCTTTTATGTATTTCCCGGCGGTCAGTCGTTGGCCATTTTGATGTAGGTAACTGTGTCGTCGGAATAGCTGACGTTCGGCAGCGTATCGCCGCCGAGCTGGTTATAAAGCTCCGGGTATTCCGTCTGCGAGAAGGCCGAGCCGTCGCAGGCGTGCCACGGGGCGGCCAGCTCCCGCACGGTGACGAGTAGATCGCCGATCTTGTATTGCGGCGTGGAGAGCTTGTCCAGCGCGTCGTTGATGGTCGGGTCGGCCGGAGCGTCGCCCACCGTCCAGAGGAGGGCGGCAGTTTCGTCGGTCAGCAGATTCGCCTTGACGAGCAGCGTTTCCTCGGCCAGCGGTTCGTCCTCCAGCCGGAGCCAGACCTGCCGCAGCAGATTCCCCGCCGCGTCATAGGCCCCGTAGCAGACCGCGCCGTTCGCCAGATCGTTCGTCCCTTTTCTGTCCCGCATGGCTCATTCCTCCATCGCTTTAATGTAGGCATGACTGCGAGCGTCAGGCGTAATGTTTGGTATCTTCTTACTATCGGATGCATAGTCGTGGTAGACATTTCGCATAACTGTATTTGTAGAGTCGCAAGCGCCCATCAGCAGAGTTCCATGCCCGGCTAGCTGGGAGCTCAATGTGTAACCTACATCAACAAACACGAATCCGGTAGTAATATCATCTGAGATGGCAACCTTTTGACTTGCACCAGTACCAGCAATAAAGCCATCAAACATGATTAAGTCGGACACTGCGTAAGCACCGCTCATATTCTTTGTTACAAAACTGGTCCCGCCATTCTGCGAGTACAGTATTTTGCTGCTATAGTTGAGCGCAACGATAATCATGTTGTTATCTGCTATTACCTGCGCATCGTTACCACGATAAGAGTTCTGCTGAATATAATTCCAATCACTAACATTCGCGGGCGCAGTTGTTTTTATTAAGCGATAAGCGCTACTGGCCCCGTAGATAAGGTAGAAGAATCCAGTAGACTCATCTAACGCTACATCAGCAATCACTAGATTGCTATCCGGACGGCTAAATTCGCCCCAATTCTTCAGGTCACTTGAGTAACTTCCGCCCTCAGAATGGAATGTGTAATATACACCATTCAGGTAGAACAGCCGGTGTCGAATAACGTCCCAGCTAGGTGAGCCCGCCATCTGCATATCCGTTTTAGTCCAGGGACCAGCAGGATTGTTTGCCTGCAGGAGATGCGAATTGTAGAAACTGCTGTTCGAATTGTACGACTGCACTAAGCACAGGTACTTCGTATCTACAAAAATGACAGGACCAACGTTAGAGTATTTATTGATGGATGGATTACTAAGACCTGGTAGGTTAATTTTAGTCCAGCTATGTCCATTAGCTGAAGTGTAGAAATCAACGCCGTCTTCGGCACGTCTAGCTCTAAACCATACACCATTGGCATTGCTGATCATATCGTAGTTGTACTCAGCAGTGTCATACCCTACCGTATTCGCTACTACCTGATTGCTCCAATTCTCACTCGTCGCTGCTGCTCTGAGGATGGGGTACAGCTCGGGATACTGCGCCTGCGTGATGAACCGACCGTCGCAGGGCAGCCACGCGGAAGACGGTGCTTCACGGGACGTCAGCTCGATATCGCCGACGAGGTGCATGCCCTTCGATAGCTTTTCAAATGCCTGGTTGACAGTTGGGTCCTCCGGCTTGTTGCTGCCGGGCCAGAGCTTCGAAGCTGTGGCGTCCGAGAGAAGATTTGCCTTGCTGAGCGGCGTTCCCTCGACGGTCGGCGCGTCCTCGCGCCGGAGATATTCATAGTGGTCGAGCGTGCCATCCGCGCGGTATATGCCATAGCGGATGGCCCCGTTCGCCAGTACCTGTGTCGGTTGTCTGTCTGTCATAGTAATCCTCCAGCTGTGCACTCCGCCGCGCCGGTGTAGCGAAACGCATTGATCACATTGTCGACCAGCGTCTCGCAGATGGTCAGAATGCGCTCGATATCGTTTGCGCCCGCATACGTCAGCAGCGCGATCTCCGGCACATCCGGGGCATTTGCGGGGTAGGTGAGCGCGGCGTGGACGTCGCTGATCTGGTCTTGGTATGCGCTGCCCTGTGCGACTGTTATAACGTCCGTTATAGCCCAATCTGTCTTCGCCTGCCACGTGATATCCCTGCCGCAGACGCCGGTCAGGCGGTCGCGGAGGTAGTTCAGCGCCGTCCCGACGCGGTTGAGGTCAACGGCGTTGTATGCGCCCTTCATCCCCGCCAGCCACTCCGCCAGCTCTGCCGCCGTCATGCCCGCGTAGCCCTTCACGGCCAACTCGTGCACGCGTGCGACGTCCGCTGCCGTTCGGTCGGTGATGAGGGTGTCAATGATGGTACTCATGCGCATTCAGCCTTTCTTTATTTCGCGTATGGACTCTCCGCGACGGCAACGTTCAGATCCTGCAGGTCCATGTTTTTCTCCCTTCCGCGCGATCAGATCGGCACGAAGGCCGCATCCGTCCACTTTGCCCATCTTCGCGGTGCGGCCTGCGCGTGCGTCATCGTCAGCGTGATGGACTTGGACGCGCGCCCGTCCCAGTCGCGGTCGATCAGCCTTCCGCTGATGTATGCCGGATATTCATTCTCCTGTACCTTCAGATAGATCATTGCCTCTCCCCGTCTCTCCTTTCCTTAAAAGCACCATGCCGCCGCGATGCCGTCCACCTCGGACGCGACGCTCCAGTGTGCTTCGCCGCTCCATCCCGTTCTGCAGAAGCAGGTGGTATTGTTGAGTCTCGGCGAGCGCAGATACCACGCGCGGTCTTTCTCCCGGTTGGCCGCCGTCTTGTAATACTCGTACTGCGTGCCCTCGCCCGCATAGGAGAATGTCCGCGTGCCCTGTACCTCGATCTCCGACAACAGGAACAGCGTGTCCTCCGTCGTGTCGATGGTCGAGCTGGCGCTGCCTGCCGAGGTTTTCTTCGTCACGGCTTTCATCGCAGCCACGACCTCTGCCGGCATCACCTGTCTCAGCTTCGGGAATGCATTGTACGTTCGCACCAGACAGTTCACCCAACCACAGCTATTGCTCTCTGCACCGTTCATCTTATACTGCGTCGCGTAGTTCGTGTGCATCTGGAACGTCAGCGGAGCTTTACCAGAGCCGTCGGCATAGTCATCGTGATTCTTGCCGATAATATCAATTGCGTAGGACTTCTTGTTGATTGTCATGTTGCAGCTGTCGCCAACCTTCCAAGTGTCAGGAACTTGCTTCTCTTGACAAGCCTTAATAATTGCAGCCCAGCTGTTATTTGCGAACACGGGGTCGATCATGACCAAATCGACATTAGCTGTCCCAACCACAACATCTGCCGTCTTTGTTGTGCTTGCTGTCGCTGCTGTTACCGTCCATGTTCCAACCTCATCGACTATCAACGTGCAGTTTCCACTCGCATCTGCCGTCCCGGAAGCCGTCTTGCTACCCTTTGTAGCTGTAACTGTTGCGCCCGCGCTGGTCGTAACGACAATATGCAGCGGGTCACCGGTCTGAATGGCCTGAATAGCCGACACGAAGCCCGCCGGATACACCAGCTGCGCAGACGTCCCGCCCTTTGCGCGGATTGCGTCGGCGACCGCCGTCAGGTCAGCCGTGTTTGTCAGATATTCCGACATCAGAAGCTCCCTCCATTCGCATTACTAACTTCGACAGCAGCCCATGCGCCATTGACCACACGCAGGAATTTTCCGTTATCAGCGGTGGTGACAGAAGGCATATCGTTTGGGATTTCCACGGTTTTCGCCGCGCTTCCGTCGTAGCTCGTCGTCGTATTGCCGATCTTGATGTTGAGTGCATTCGGGTTCGGGAGGTACTCCGGAATCGTTGGTATATCCTCGCGACTTGCCAGCGAGTCGACTGTTACCACCCAAGCAGACTCGCCGTATTGCACGGTCAGAACTTCGAACCCGATCAACGATATAAATGCAAGTAGCACTTGGTCGGAAAACTTAAAACCTAAGGCCATTGGGAGCACTAATGGATAGACAGCCTCGGATTTGAGGTTTACAATTGCATACACTGCATAACCCGCCGCATAGGCCGCATATATTTCCTCAGCCGTTTTGTCGGCAGTTGCGCTATCATCGTCTCCTTGCGTCACTGTCACATAAAACGTGCTCTTCACTTCGCCGATCGCGCCGTTGACAGACGTGACAGGTGCTTCTGTTAGATAATCCTTGCCCTCCACGGCCACCGCCCACGCCGTCGGCTTCCCGCTGGCGTCCACCGCCTTGACCTTGATCAGGTCCCCGACGGCCGCGCCGGAGGCGAGAATCACATCTTGCTTTCCGTTCCACGCGTCTTTGTTGCTGCGCACGTCGGCGATAGCCTCGTCGATCTGCGCGCCGGTAAACTGGCTGTTGTAAGCCATACGATCACTCCTTCATACACAGAAAATCCTCGCCGTCCGCGGTCTTCAGCGCCTGCGACTCTCCCAGCGGGATAAAGCCGTAGTTGTCGTTCCAGCTGCCGTCCGCGCCCTGCGCGAACAACGAAATGCGGTATTCCCCATCACCGGAAAGCAGAAAATCGTCGTAAACCTCAAAGGTGCGCTGCGTGCCCGCCGGGGTCTGGGAGAAGGACGCGATCAAAGCGCCCTTCCCGCGGCCCCAATCCTCGCCGGACTTCGTCGCGCGGCACTCGAAGGCCGTGTAGGCGATGTCCGACGAGAAGGAAACGGTGATCGAGTCGAACCCCGAGACCGCCGAGATCTTGTTGCCCGTGATGGAGAATGTCAGCTGCGGCGCGGCCATCAGGCGGCACTCCAGGTCCCGGCGGCGTTCTTGACGAAGACCTTGACGATCTTCGTGCCGTCGCCGGAAGACGCTGCCTCGAGGTCCGCGCCCTTGACAGTGACGTTGATGGCGGTGTTCTTCTTGTAGCCTCCCTCCGTGCCGCTGACGTTGGTGGAGCCGCCCGTCGTCGGGATCTGCGTGCCCGCCGTGTGCAGGCTGCTCGTCGCCGGGACGACGCGAATGGTGTATTCCTCAAAGTCCACGTCGCAGACGAAGGAGAACGCCGCTGCATCGTAGCCCGTGACCTTCGAGATCCTGCTCTTGTCGGGGCCGGTGATGGTCACGGCAGGAATCGACGTGTTGAGCGTGATCGTGTCGCTGACTGCGGCCGTTTCGTTGCCGACGTCGTCGCGCATCTTGACATAGATCGTCTTGAGGCCGTCGCCGGCGGGCAGCGTGATGGATTTTTTCGCGGTGAATGTCTCCCACGACGCTTCCGCCTCGGTCTCCGCCGTCTTCGTGCCCCAGATCTTCATCTGGTAGCCCGTTGTTGTCTCGTCGGAGACAGAGATCTTCGCTGTGACGGTCGCGCTGGTCGCGTACTGTGCACCGTCGTTCAGGATCAGCGATAGGCCGGCAGGTGCCAGCGTATCAAGTGTCAGATTAAAAAAACTTGCCATTTGGATTTATCCCCTTTCTTCGCTTGTGAGTTCAATGTACAAAAATCCGCCCGGTCTTTCGTAGATGGTTTTCGTGCCCAGGTGGGCGGATTTGATGCCCATGGAGCCGATGAACAGCTCCAGAATGCGTTTGAGTCCAACTGCCAGCATGTTATCCCTCCAACAGATACAGTGTCCGCGCGTCCTTTTTGTCCAGCGCGTCATATTCGGATTTTGTCATCACGAGGATCGCGTCGATCTGTGCCGACTGGATGCCCCCGCCACCAGAGCCGCCGCCGGAATTGCGGGCCTCGTTGATGGCGTCGACGAGGTTGCCCTTGTTGTAGGTCTTGAGGTCGTCCAGATCGCCGATCTGCTTCTGCAGCTGCGCCCAGACGGGGAGCACCGGTTTTGTAGAGCCATCTCCAGATGGATCAGCGCCTGCGTGGACAGTGCCAAGTTCCGTCCAGATTGTAGGCAGTGCCACACCATTTCCGTCCGTCCCGTACACGCCAACACGCACGCGTCGGCCAGCCGTGGTAGTAACATCCGGCGGAACCGCTACTTCATCGCCGTTCCACTGTGCCTGCAGAACATCAACCGTAATTACGCTGTCAGTAAAAACTGCAGTCTTTGCCAGCCCGTCCCATTCTTCCGAAAAGACGAAGTGTACGATCTCCGCATTTGACATTCCGGCGGTCAGAAGCGGTCTATGGCAACTTGTCTCTGCGCAGGCTTTCTTGCATGTAACTATAATCATTTATTCATCTCCTATGCGGGAGCTATGTTCCGACAATCTTACAGTCAGCAGCCGCAATGCCGCTTAGTCGGATTGCCATGCTTGTGATTGTGCCGGTAATCGTAGCGCCCCACGGCGTCGTCGTTTTGACGTAATCGCCGGGGGTCTCGCCGTCCATGACGATCCGCACGCTGTGGGTCTGACGGCGCATGTAATAGTCGTAGACGTGCTGGGTAACCGCGGCGACGTTGCTGCTGTTGACCAGCGTGGCGTCCCTGACCTCAACGACGTTTGGCTTCGTCGTGGCCGTGACCTTCGGATTAGTCTTCGTCGTGACAGTGGTCGTGTGGTAATACGTCGTGCCGTCGACCTCCACGCTGTCGCCGCTGCCGGTCGTTTTGTACGCATGCGCCGTCACGCGCACCTCCGTCACCGGGGAAGATGTTTCCACGCTGCCGCCGGTATAGAGCCGGTCAAGCGGGATCTCCGCCGCCTCGTCCGACGCGAGCTTGCGCACCTTGATCCCGCGCGTGCCGCTGGTGTCGATGGTGGCGCAGATGGCAAATGCGATCTGCTGCAGCGCCTCGCGCTTCGTGCAGTCCGGGATGTAGCCCGTGACCTTTGCGTCGTCCAGCGAATAGTCGTATTCCAGCGTAAAGTGCCCGGCGAGGATCGTCTGGATCAGCGTCTTCGCAGACGCGCCGGAATAGATCGCAGCCGCGAACGGCTCGCTGTCCATGACGCCGAGGGCGTCGATGCAGGAAATATCATAGACGCTCACGCTTTTCCGGGAGGACGATTCGATATAAAACACGCCGATCAGGTTGTCTGAGTCATACGCGCTGACGGGCTGCTTCTGCTGGAAGACGTAGTCGATATCGTCCGCGCTGTCCAGCGAGAAGTCGAGCGTGTTGATCTCCAGATCGTCTGAAATGATGTTCAGGCCCTCCGTGACTCGGACGGAGCGCAGCTCTACCCGCTCGAACTCCCGGACGATGCCGAAGAAGATCTGTGAGATCTTCGCGTAGTGGTTCGGCAGATGGGTCTTATTGATCTGCACGACGAGCTTGTTGTATAAGTCGACCTGCTGCTCGCAGAAATACTTGTACGAGTTCGGCGTGAAGGTCTTGCTCGCAAGCTGTTCTTCGCCGTTGTACCACATCAGGACAATCTCGCTGCAGTAGTCACCCTCCGAGCCGTCGAAGTAGAAGAAAATGCCCGGGGACGAGAACTGACCATTCATGGAGATCGTGATCGTCGGCGCTGCGTCAAACGTGCAGTCGTCGTTGCTTTGCACCGCGGACCAGAATGCGGCCCGCTGGTTCCCGAGCAAGACGCGCGTCCCGTCTAGGACCCACTGGTTCTGCTCGCAGGACGCCAGCAGCCCGGCGTCCGTGCCGTAGGGGAGCAGGGCAGGGTTCGCAAAGTCTTTCTTCGCCGTCGTCGTTACCGTCGACGCATCTGCTGCGCCGACCGCGACGTCTTCATATACCACTCTTACGCTCATGCCGGGGTCCTCTTCGGTTTCATGGCGACGAAATTGACGGTCAGGTTCTGCCAGCTGTTTTTCCCGGCATAGCTGGACGCCAGCTCGTCGTCGCCATTTGCAACATACGCGTCGAACGTCATGGTCGTCTGCGCATAGGGGACTGTCAGTACGTGGCTGTCTGCCGGTGCGGAGATCGTTTCATAAAACTCGTCGTATTCCTCGGGGTTCGATGTCACTGAATCAATTTCCAGGCTGTAATTGTAATAGGTGCCGATGATGTCGCGCGTCATTGCGCCAGTCATCACGCGCCCGGCATTGTCGCCGTCGAGCACGGAAAACGAACGTTTCAGACTCACGACGTGCAGATTTGGATACGCTTTCCCATCAAGGCTCAATACGCTTGTCATGTTCTCACCCCCGCCAGACGAACGCCAACGCGCTGCGTCTCGTCGTTGTTCGCCTGATATACCGCGCGGGCAAACTCGCGCTTATCGACCTGCATCACGACTGTAATGCTCCGGCCTCCCATGCCGCCCGTCTCGTTCATGGCCTGCTTGAAAGCCTGCACCATTGTGGCAAGCGGCGTTTCGATATTCGTTCCGCTTTTCTGGTCTCCCAGCACAGCCATAAACTCCCGGTTCGGCGGGATGACCGCGCCAGAGGCTAGGCGGGGCAGCGATACACGGGAAACAGGCGTGATATTGATGCCAAATGATTTTCCGCCAACAAGCGGAACCCAATCTGGAACTTCAAAGTGGATTTTGTTCAAAGCGGAAATCAAAAGGTTAATTCCGTCAATGATGAAGTTAATCGCGCCTTCGACCGTACCGACAATGAGATTCCAAACGCCTTTCAGAATATCTAGGACGCCGTTCCATGCTTTCTTCCAGTCTCCGGTGAATACGCCGGTCAGGAAAGTAATAAGGCCACTGAGGATCTTTTTCCATGCGTTGTACTGGTCGGAGAACAGCTTTCCGATTGTTTCAAAAATCGCAGCAAGTGCCGGGTTCTTGCCCTGCAGCCATGTAATAAATGCGCTCCAAGCGTCTTTGATGGAGTTTACAATCGCGTTCCACGTCTGCTTGAGCCCTTCCCAAATTTGTTTCGCGCCTTCTGCGGCAAGCTTTAAGTCTCCCGTAAACACGCCCTTGAAGAACTTCCCGAATCCGTCTATGATATTTTTCAGGCCTTCGATTAGTTCTTCGCCATGTCCGGTAAAGGAAACAAGTGCAACCAGAGCGGCAGCAAATCCCGCAATCAGGAGTGGAATCCAGCTACCCGTCAGAAGCGAAATGCCGATACCGGCGGCAAGTAGCCCCGCGATGATCGTAAGCGTATTTACTAAATTGAAGCCATTTTCAATGACATCCTTGATTCCGACAACAAGCATAGCAAGACCGCCCACAACAAGCGCAATGCCTGCTGCTATCGGGCCAAATGCGATTGCAAGTCCGGCAGCAAGCGCGGCAAGCCCCGCAAGCATTCCGAGGAAATTTTGTAAATCAATCCCGTTCTTCCACGCGTCTAGCCAGAAATACACAAGTGCAAACGCACCAGCTGCTGCAAGCGCGATCCCGGCAATCTTGCTCAAATCGTTTGTAAACATGCTTGCAATTTTCCAAGCGAGCAGCCCGGCTGCAATCGCACCTACTAGGCCGAGAATATCGTGGAGTTTATCCTCCGCCATGTCGAGGTTTGAGAAATCCGGCGCGATATCCGTAGACGCCGCCCCGCCTGCGCCGCCACCGCCTCCAGATGCCTGATTGCTGGTAATCTGGTTGATCTCGTCGAAGCTCGCCATGCTCTTGCTGGCGTCTTCAGCTGCGGAGCCTACCCCCTCGATTGCTTCTTTTTCCGCATTCAGCCCTTTTGCCGCTGCAACCTGCGCGCCCCAGCTTTTGCCGGACAGCATGCCGAAAAACTTTGCGATAGCTGTAACAACCTGTGTCAGAATGTCCACAAGCTTCACAAAAACGGGGATCACGACTTGAAGAATCGGCTGGGCCAGCGTCAAAAACGCCGCCTTAAGCCGCGCAACCGCTGCACGCGCCTCCTCGTTCTGCATGATTGTTTTCCCAAGCCATGTCTGCAGGCTTTGCAGCGCTCTAGTAATCAGAGAGAACACCAGGACACGCTTAAAAAGCCCGGAAACACGCTTGCTGAACGTGTTCATGCTGTCGGAAACATTTTTTGCGGCAAGCTCCATTCGTTCGGACGCGCCGCTTGCGTTTGTAATCTCTCGCGTAAGCTCTCCTGCGCGTGTCTTCGCCGCGTCCAGCGCGGAGGTCTGCTCCATTACCTTGTCCGTAATTTTTGCGTACTTTCCGTCCAGGCTCTCAACGATCTTGTCTTGCTCTTTCAGAAGCGCTTCCTGTCCCTTAATCTGTGCAGTGACTTCGGATTGCCGACTATATGCAGAAATATACGCATCGGGAGATGCAGACACCTCGCCGGACGTGATCTTCCGAAGCCGCTCTGATTCAGCGCGCAACGATTTCAACGCAGTTTCTGCCTGTTTTGCGGATTCCTTTGCCGCGTCAAGCTGTGCCTTGATCCCGCTTTGCTCGCCACTGCTCTTTTTCAAATCGGTTTCCAGCTTGTCGATTCTCGCCGTAAGTTTATCAAGCTCCCGCTGTGCTTTTTTTGCATCAACTTCCGCCTGCACAACGATTTTCCCATCTGCCATTTTCTCACCACCTTATTTTGAGACGCCCCACGCTGCCAGAATATCCTTTTCTGCGTCTGTGTAATTCGTTTTCAAATCAATAATTTCACGGTTTCGCCTGTAGAACTCTCGTTCCTGCTTGTCAAGAGGCTTCCCGCGAGATTTCTTGTCCCGGATACTTACCACATGGGCAAACAGGCAGTCCCCAATTTCCTGATAATAGGACAAAAAAGTATACCAGTGCAGATATTCCAATGCACGGATTTCGCAGCCTGCAATTCTGTTGATGGGCGCGACAATCATCTCAAAGTCCTGCTCCCACGACATCAACGTCGGCTGCTTTTTTTGCTCCTTTTGGTCTTGCTCGTGGTCAATAAACCTGAAACATTTCCGCAGTGCTTCCTCATAATCTGAAAACGGAATATCGTCAAAGTCAGGGTAGAATATCTCAAGGGCGGCAATGGCGCGCTCCTCTTCCGTCAAATCTTTATCAGAAAGAGCGGCGAGGATATCCAGCACCGCTCTATAATCTGATTCAATCTGATATGTTTTGCCGTTTATCTCGGCTGACGTCGGGAGCGCGTAGATCAGCGCTTTCTTTTCGCCCATCTGTCCGTATACTGTTTTACTCTTGGGCTCAGTCTGGTTTTTTCGAGATCGAAACCAGCGTCCATCTCGTCGATGACAGCAAGCATAAGATTCGCCCATACCGGCAGACCATTTGCAAGCGCCATTACGTTTGTCCTGAACACTTCAGTACAAATCGGCTTTCCAAAAATTCCGTCGATTTTTTCGCGAATCTCCGCGTCGAACTGATCTGCCAAATCGAGAATTTTTTTCGGGTCCGTCTCGTTTTCGGCGCGTTTTGCGTATTCATGCTGTCTGGATTCCAACTCTTCGAACAGCGAAAACAGCTTTTTCGCAAATTCGCTGTCCGTAGGGTTGAACTCTACACTCACGCCGCCGTTAATTTGGAAGGACTGTACACCAGTATCAAATCTGATATCTGCCATTTATAGCCCCTCCTTACGCAGCAGAATCAGCCGTGAACGTAACTGCACCGTTGCTGCCGACCGCAGCCGTTCCGGTCGTGCGCGTACCGCCCAGCGTCACATCGAACGGCATGCCAACAAAACCGCCACCCTCACCGCCGAGGCTTGCGGGCTTGACCATTGTGCCGTCGTAACGCTCCGCGAAGACTGCTGTCTTGGCTGTGCCTGCGTAAAAATGAACGATAAGAACGTCCTGATTCGCCAGTGCTGCTGCGTCCTGGTCTTTGACAGCCAGGTTCCACAGCTTGACAAGCGCCGCGTCGCCTGCGTCCAGCTCGCACGGGTCAAAGCTCTGCGTGATGATGGGCTTCTTCATGGTGGTTCTTGTAGTGCCGAGAATATCCTTACTGGAATCCTCCTGCCAATCGTACTCCATGCTGGAATCCGTGACGCGTTTGCCGAACGGAGACCAGACAGGCGTAGACGCCTCGCCGGTATTCAGGTATGCGATCAGCAATTCGCGGTCAATGGTCTGGCCAGCAGTGGTATTAAAGGTCATGTCTGCCATAATTAAATCACCTCATATGTCAGTTTCATAAGAATTTGATGGTCTTCCGAGCCATCTTCGTACCGGGCGAACATTGCCGCGCGGCTGGACGCTTCCACACGCCTGACGCGCGTTCCGTCGCCCAGAGACGGGTGGTTTTGCATCGCCCAGTCCCCGAAACGATTCAGCATGGCGTCACATTTCAGGCGCTTGTCGTTGCTGTTGCCGGGAATAATGCGGGCGATGATCTTAAATTGGTATTCCGCTTCATGCCCGCCGAGGATGTATTTCTGCGTAATATACGCGCCCTGAATAGCGGACAGCGCCATACTTGCAGAATTCGCAGCGAGAAATTCATAGTTGATCGTTGCAGCTGGCATGTCGTCATCGGAAAAGGCGTTTGCCCAGATCATCATTTTTCTGGCAATGTCCTGCTCTTCCTCCGCGGATACCAGTTTTCTTTGCTTTTCAGAGGCCATTTTTCACCGCCTTATCCGCAACGCGGATCCATTTATCAAGGTTCTCAGCCTTTGAAGCCTCGAACCAGTGCGATTGTGCCTGCGCGTGTCCGGATGTCGTGAACACAAGGTTTTTGTCTGTCAGAACCTTCGTTCCGCCCTTCGGTGCGTATGTGCTGCCCGTCTCCGGGTCAACCATAACTTTCCCGTAATACAGAAACCGTGCATACGGTCCCGGATAGATGATTGCATTACCGTCCACCATTGTTCTCTGGTCGAGAGAGCCCGTCAGGAACGGCACATATGGGCTTGTATCCTTCCGCACCTGCGTTGCAACAATATGCTCCGCTTTGGTGCAGGCCTGCGCGAGCTTTTCCTGCAGCGCGTCAAATCCGTCTGCCTTTACGCTGAATTTCAGCATTACGAGCCTCCGACCTGCCAGTGCTGCATAGAAGGACTGCCGAAGTCCTTCATGTCCACCTTTGTCACTTTGTACACATCATCGTAAAGCATCTCGATCTGTTCTTCCGTCTTGTCCGGCTCGACTACTTCGCCCTTCACGAAGAATGTTGTGCCGCCGTTACCGTCCGTAGATAGCGTCCAGATTTTGCTTTTATCAGTTGCACGCCAGAATTCTTGCGGGCCGACGTATCGCTTTTCTGCGCCCGTCACGCCGTTTGCAGCAACCGCAGAGAACGGAATGTACAAATTCACCGCATCTTCTCCTTCTAGCCCGCTCGCGCGGACGTTGGCAGCTTTCGACGCTTGGAGCATTACGCCGTGAATTACTGTGATATAGCGTTTCTGCGTGTCATTGAAATCCTGGTCTTGCTCCTGCGTGACGTTGTAGATTGTTACGGTGTGGGGGGCGTACATGCTAAACACCTGCCTCTGTAAAGAAGCCCGGTATGGGCTAGATATTCACGCGTTACGCTTGCAAGGGCATTCTTCGCCTCCGAAGCCGCTTTCAATGCGGATACGGAAGAATCTCCGCCGCTGCGAAGCGTCCGGGAATAGCCGCCTACAGTCTCGCTCTGCAATTCTCCTTCTTCAGATGCAAGCCCGGCGGACACATTCTTTCTGGCAAGCTCCTGCGCTGTGTCGATCAGCATATACTGATCGACCAGAGCGCAGCAGCACATTTTAACGGCTTCGAGATCCGCGTAGTCTTTTACTCGGTTCTGCGTGTAATAATCGAGGAAGGAACTGGCGCGGACGGCCAGACGCTGGAAATCCTCCTCATTGATGCTGCCGTAGTAGCAGCCGGAGTAAAATTCATAGTCGGCATAAATCATTCGTACCAGCTCCTTTCATTTTTTACGAACCGACCGTGACGGTAGCCGTGCCGGTCTTGGTGCTGTCCTGCTTCGACTTTGCGGTGACGGTAATGCTCGTGGACGTCTCATTGGACGCGACCTTCAGCACGCCGCCTTCCGTGATAGACGACTTGGCGCCGCTCTGGCTCCACTCGACGTCGCCACTTACAATGCCTTCACCTGCAACGGAGGCGGAAAATGCTTTGCTTGCGCCCTTCGCCACGGTCGCGGTTGCCGGGGAGACAGTCACAGTGGAGACCGTTCCAGCCTTGCCGTAGACCGAGAACGGGAACGGATTGGCAATATCAACGTTATACGCGTTTACCGGATTCGCGATTTCCCAGCCAAGCCGCATGACCGCACGCAGCGCAACCATGTCGTTCTGCATGAGGTTATACGTGATGGCCTTCGTGGTCGGATCCTGAATGACGCCCTCGGTGAAGATCTTGAACGTCATGTCCTGCCGGATTGCATAGACCAACTGCGACCAGTCGCCGACGATCATCTGCGCCTGAGACGGGTCAAATGCGCCGTTCATCGGGAAGTACATATCCATCCCATCAAGGCCATAGCGGGTCGCGCCCTGCATATCGGACTTGAAGATGGGCTGGCCGGTCGTGTCTTTCAAGCCGCGAAGCTTTCCGCGCATCTGGATTGCGGACATAACGCCGTTCGGATTGAAGCCGTCAAGCTCGACCTTCGCGATCAGGCCGTTCTCGCCCATGATGTCGTCAAAGACGCTTGTGCCGACGGGTACGCCGTTTCCAGCAGCAATGGCAGAGGGCACAACGCCATCGCGCCACGTGGTGGGCTTGTTCGTGCCAAACAGGATGGAAGCGTCAATTACCTTGCCGAAAGCCTCGGTCAGTCTAGGCCTTACCTCGCCCCAGATGTCATAATCTGCGTCATCCAGTGCTGATTCGGGGATGGGGACAATAACCGCGATTTCCTCGGCATAGATTTTCTTCTTGTCCCACGCCATCTTCGTGGTCTGCTTGAAAGCTTCACCGGCTCCGGTATCAGTTGCTTCGCCGTTGACGAAGTACGCAGAGGGCAGCGCGTCCAGGACGTTGATGGTCTGCGTCTTGCTGGACATATTCGCCAGTCGCTTACCCATGCGCAGGACTGCGGATTCCGCGATAGCGCCCTGCATGATCTCGCGGGTTACAGGTTCCGGAATAAGCCCGGAAAGTGCATTTCTGTCAATAATATTCGGCATATGATTCTCCCTTCGTTATTTCAGAGCGCCCCGAATCAGGGCGTTCATCGTGCTGTTCATGTTTGTTTCTTTGGTTCCACCGCCTGCCGGTGCTGTCCAGTCGAACGTCGCCTTCTTGCGATTCGCTGTAAGCTCGTCGACAGCTTGTTCAAACGTGGTCTTGTCATTGACCATCTTCGAGGCCTTGAACGCGATAAACTCGGCATCCTCTCCGGCTAAGCCCTTGCTCAACACATACTTGTCGCGCCGCAGCTGCTCGACCTCTGCCTGCGATGCGGCCAGGGCCGCTTTGCTGTCCGCAAGATCCTTCGTCTGCTTGGCCTGCCGTTCCTGCTCGGTCTGCTGGCTGTCCTTCCATGTCCGGTATGCGGTGATTTCTTCCTCGCTGGGGTACTTTCTCCGTTCTCGGTCAAGCCGCGTCTGAATCATCTTGTCAACATCGGCCTGCGTAAACGTCTTTTCCTGCTCAAGCGCAGTGATTTCCGTGCCCTGCACGTTAGGTTCTTCTGACATAAAAATCTCCTTGTTTAACGACCTGTCGGTCGGTATTGATAAATAAGAAGAGCCAATTTGAAAATGGCTTCGGCGGCTTTTTTGCTTCAGCCCAGTCCATACACCTTTGTCCTTTCTCGCTGCTCCGGCAATCCTGCGGCCTTGCTGAACCTGCTATATTCTGCGTTCAGCCGCCGCAGCTTTATGTTCGCGGCGGTCGCGTCTTCGGAAAGCCCAGCTTCTTTGTATGCGTTTCTAAGCTTTTTCTGTGCGCGGATTTGCCGCTCTATGCGGCGCTGCATCTGCGTAGCTTCATAGGCTGTGTAAGTCTTTCCGTCAAACGTGCAGCCAAGGCCATCGTCGATATGCTCAAGCTGTTCGTCTGTGTAAGTTCGCTCCGAAACTCCCGGAACAAACGGGTATTTGTGATGCCTACAGTTTGCGCCTGTCAGACCGTCAACATATCCGTAACCAGTCGTTTCCACAAGGTCATCGTAAAGCCCCAGCGGGTCAGGTTCGCCGCTTTCGCTCTGGTAATAGACTTTCCCTTGCCAGTCTTTGTGGCTTGACCACGGCGACGCACCCGGCTTGTCACGCGCCCCAGAGTGCGCAGACACTTCAAAGTATCTCGTATCAAGGTACTCTGCGCTTTGGTTCGTGTACTGGTCGCAGATCTGATTCACGCCGGTCATGACAGCTCTCCGAACAGCAACGTCGATGTTGTCAACGTGTCCGCTTTCGTAGTTCACGACTTTCAGTCCGCCTGCAAGCTGTTGTACCGCAGACTTGATCGCCTGATTGTAGCTGATTGCCCCGCTCTGAATCTGCATAACAGCAGAATCCAACGCCCACTGATACGCACGAGCGGGCGGAAGCATCGTCCTTCCTTTGTCCACCAGAAAGCCCATAGACTGTGTGATATTATGAACTTCATCAAGCGTCTGCGCTCTGATTGCTTCGATGGTCGCAGTGTTCACCAGAATATCAGGCTTTGTCAGCCCTGCCATGTCGATAACCGATGTGTAATACTTCTGGTTTCTGGCAATAACATCGTCAAAAAGCTCCTTGAGCTTCTTCTCGCTGATTCCAGAGGTCTTGCGGATTGCTTTTTCAATCTCCTTCGTATCGATACCATGCGACCGAAGCGCCCGGATTGCCTGAACAGTCACTTCGTTCAGCTGATCTTTCAGCGCAAGCCTACTGCATATCTCATCGAGGAGCGTATCTTCCAATCCTCGGGACAGCTCTGCCAGATCCTCTGGGAGCGCATCAAGCAGTTCTGGGGTGAATGGATACCGGCTCATCTTTCACAACCCCAATAGTCCCAGTGTTTTCTCCAAATCCCATTACTCGACCTCCGATTCTTCCTCGGTTACCATGTCGCGCGCCTTCGGCAGCGCCGCCTTTGCGGTCGCCTCGTCCTCGTTCATCCACTTCATGCGGAACTCCCAGTCGTTCATGATGCCTGCGCTGAGAAGCTGCATATCGCGGGAGAAATCAGTAGCTTTGTCCTCTATGATGCTGTCATCGAAATCTATAGAGATTTCCACGTCTTCATTCAGACCGGCGTTCATAGCTGTGTTTCCCAACCGAAGCAGAATACGGCACAGCTCCACTAGCGCTTGTTCCAGCACAATTTCATGTTTCTTAATGGTGCGGAACATGGTGGAGTTTTCGCTGATAACTTGCGTTGCTGTCGCGACGCTGCCGCCGTCGAACCGGTAATAGGTTTCGCCGAAGCCGCACTTACTGGACAGTACGTTCAGTTGGTCTTGAAGTCCTACATTTAGCTGCTCGGTTCTCAGCGTCGGAGAAATTGTCTCTACAACGTTCCCTTGCTGCGTATCCTCCGGAAGCAGATAGAAACGCCGGTCGTTGTCATCAAGCGTCGGTTCATCGTCTTCCCACCTTGTGGCGGGCATTTTGACCATCATCATCATCGGGCCGTTTTCGAACTCGTTGACGTAGCAGTCATAGGCACAGTCAACGCCGCGCAGAACATCAATCGCGTTTGAGTACACAGGAATACCGACTGGAAGCAGATAGTCAAGATTGTTTGCGATGTTCGGTCTGTCGATGACGAACTGCCTCTTGTCGCTTCCCGTATGTACCACAGGGGGGATTCGCTCAAAGCCCGGAACATCGGTGAGCAGTGCGTCGGCAAGCGTTTCGTTTTCGTATCGGTAAATGCTGTTCTCGATGACGTAAAGCCCGCTTTCGTCCTTCCGATGGATCTGCAAGTACAGGTAATTCTTTCCCACTCGCGTGACCACGCTGTCGAACGCGCATTCTGTGATAAATCCATTCTGCCAAGCCAACGGAAAGATGTGCTCAATCGTCACATAGTCCAGCTCAATGCCGGAAACATCGCCCGGCACAACCTCGCCGCTTTCGTTGACGGCCTGCCCAACCACACGTGGAATGTACGCCACGGTTCCGAGCGCTGACTTCATTTCCTGCATTTCGTTTGCCTTGACCGTGAAGTTGTTCGCCGTCAGAACCCTGTCGATAAACTCCTGCTCCTTCTGGCCTTCAAGCGTGATCTGAACCTTCTCATTCATCAAGAGGTTTGCCCAGTCTTCACAAACCTTTTTCGCCATACCGAGGCTTGCACGGTTGCACTTCGTCCATTTGTGCCCGTTATATCGCCGGTATTGATGGAACCCCTTGACTTTGCCGACGTACCATGACTTCCAAAGGGACACGTATGTATAGAATTCCTCTGGGATTGTCGTATACCCGAGTTCCTTTAATTTATCGATAACCGTCATGCAATAACTCCCATTCTACGGCTCACAGGCTCTAAGGCGTACCTTGTCGCATCAATCAGATGATTGTTCTCGTCCGGGTATCCGCTGATAATATCGCCGTCTTTGTTTCTTTCATATTCGTAGCCCACGAACTCATCGTAGGCATGTGGCGTTCGTTTTCTATCAATGACAATCGTTCTCCTCTGCAGGAACTTCATACCGTATTCGACCGAACCAGGCCCCTTGACAGCCTCATACGCAGGCAATCCCATTGCCCGTAGGTCAGCAACGCTCTTCGGCTCGGCACTGTCGCAAATCGTCCTAATGTTGTTATACCCGCGCTGCTTTATCATGGTCGCGCTCTGCTCGTTGGATAGTTTATTTTGATAAATCTCGTCTAACAGATATATCGTCTCTCTCGCCCGATCATAATGCAGCCGTATAAAAGCAAACGGGTCTGGAAACCAGCCAAAGTCTACTCCCTGATAGATTCGGTCAAAGCTTTTGACTTCTTCGTCTGTGATCTCCCGCAGCTCGATCCTGTCAAACACATTTCCGCCGGTCCCTACCGGAATACCGAGATACTCATGCTGATACGCGCGTTCATCTGTCTCTTTCAGGTGTTCCGCTTCTGCAAGAAACTGTTCTCCCAGCCATTCAGGCGGTGCTTGCAAATACGTGGACTTGTGACACAGCCGGTCGGCCCGTTCCTCCAGGCTGTCCTTGTTTGCCCAGTTGTCGCGGCTGATCGGCGGGTTATAGCTTTCAAAGTTCCAGAACTTAGAGCCGCCGCGCATTGTGGACTGTAAGATCGTTCGTATTTCCGCCCGCCCGGCAAACTGGTCTTTTTCCTCAAAGTGCGTAACGGCAATATAGCCGAACGGGACCTTGATGGATTTAATCTTCATCGGGTCGTCCGCGCCCCGGAACATGATCTTCTGCCCGGTTGGCTTATAAATCAGCTCCATCGGGGAGACTTTGGCTTCCCAATATTCCGCCGCGCCGAGTTCTCCAATTGCCCAGACATACTGCGCATAAACGCTATCGCGTATCGTATTTGCGACCTTGCGAAGCACCAACGCATGGCAGTTTTTGTTTTCCTCCTGCATCAGCAGGGTTGGGACAATGATGGACACGAACGAGGATTTCAGAGAGCCACGCCCGCCGCTCTCGTCGTAGTGTGTATGGCCGTGCTGGAATACGTCACGCGCCACGCTATAAAAGGCAGGGCCGATTTTTTCGGACAACCGAACATCAGACATCGATAATCACCCGCACCGCATCTTCCGCGTTTGGCTTAAGTTCTGCTGCAGCAAGACGTTTCGCCAGGCTGTCTGCAGCCTTCAGGCGGTCAGAAAGCGAAGCGTCCATGCCAAATTGGTCCTTTACCTCTCCGCGCATAACAGCAGAATAAAACTGCAGCACCTCGTTTGCGTCAGCGACCAGCGCCGCTTCTTGTTCGTCCAGCCTGCGCTTTATATAAGCAGAAATAGCTGGTTTTGATAGGTTTTCTGCCGCAATCACTCTGCATGATGTTTCTTTGTACCCGGCCTTTTTCGCTGCTTCTGTCGCGTTCCCGGATTTCAGATATTCTTCGCAGAATCGTTTCTGCTTCGGCGTAAGCTTTTCATCCGCCATCGCTGTAAAGTCCGGCCAGCAGCTTCACCACATCCGCAATCTGGTGCGTTTCCAGCAGAGTGACGTTCTTCGGCTTTTCATCAGGTCGATATTCGTAAACCATGTATTTCGTCACCATCCTGTCATTTTTCGCGGAATAGGTCTGCATTTGATTGATTTTTATTTTGATTCCGTTGTACAAGAGCGCTGTTTGCAGCTTGTGTGCAAGGGCGTGCAAACTCGCCATAGCCGCTCATTTCTGCCTCATTCTTTCGTTCTCGTTTCTCCGTGTGTGAATAAATATATTTATTCACACCGGAGAACACGAGAACAGGAGGAGGAGGTTTCCGCAGAACGCTGCGGTGCCGATGAAAAAGGGCGTAGAGTTGATCTCTACGCCCTTATAGTAAATGTTAAATTTGGCTCTGGGACGCAGACTTTTTCATAAAAGCCCTCTTTTTTGCCCCACAAGGCGAATAAATTGCCTGTGCCACTCCTGCGCAGTACGCTCCGAGACGTAGCACGCTAGCGCGGCCCCCTGCAGCGTGTGCGTCCGCTTCCAAAGAACCAAGTCTATGATCCGGAGTCGCTCCGCGCCGTCAACGAGCTGTTCCGTCTCCGAGATTGCCTCCTCAACGGCAGCGCGCTCGGCCTTCGTCATCAGCCCGCCGCCCTTATAATTGCGGATCATCCACTTTGCATATGGCCACCAGCCGTAGCGCGGCTTACTCACGGCGCACGTCATTTCTCTTCTTGCAGCGGCTTACATCATTATACCGGATACACCCGCATGTGGTAGAGAAATACGCACATTGTGAGTTCTTGCACCCATCAACTGCCTTTTTGTCCAGCACATCCTTTGCCCATTCCCCGCGCGCCTTGTCCAGTTCATCTTTGTACGCCGCGCACAGAAACGCAGCATTAGTTATAACATGCCACAGAGCCGGTAAGCCGCTCTCATAGTCGAGCGCCAGCGGATTATCCCAGATATGCAGAACGTGGCGCAGAAGGGCGTCCAGCCACTTCTCACGCGGTACCTTGCGCCAGTCCTCCGCGTCGGCGTATTTTGCCTTTCCGAACTCCCGGACATGCATGATCGCCTCGATAGCCTCCACCGGTACGAGCGACGGCCTCGGCTTCCCATCGTCGTACTTTGCCCCCTTGATTTTGGGCTTTAGGCCGCCTTGCTCGTGGAATCCACAATTCGGGCATTTACCAGTTGAAAGCAGATCCTCGTCAAACTTCTCATTACACACGGGGCAAATATACCGCCCGTCCTTCGCTTTACCCCAATATTTATCCATCAATAGTGTACCCTCCCTTCGCGTTTTGCTCGATCGTATTTCCGCGCTCTGGCAGTCCTACCGATTGTTTCCATCCCGCGATTTATGTGCTCTACCTTGTTTTTGTTGTACGCATCCGCAGCCTTGCGATACTCTATGTATGCCTCGCACGTGGCATGCTTTGCCCCGCAGCCTTTCTCGGGGCAGCTGCCGCACGGAGCGGAATATGGGCTGATCCTTAAATCTCCCTGCATTCGTCCACCCTCACACAGACCCGCTTGTCTCCGACGCGCACAACGTATCCGGGCATGCTGCTGATGTATTCATATTTTTCCGCGTCGTACACTTCGCCCATGCGCGGACGCATGGCGGGATAGACCGGGATGATCGCCGTGATCTGGACCCGTACCTCATCCCATGCGCGATCGCGCCGCTTGCCCGTGCAGATCGGATGCAGCTTGCGCCATGCCCCGGCACACGCCCGACTGCATAGATACCGGCCATCCGCGCGCGGCTTGCAGGGCCGGGTGAATACCTTCCCGCAAACCGGGCAGGCCGCCGTGATATTTGCCATTACAGCTTTACCCCCTTGATGTACTTATCAAAATATGTGGTTGCAACGGCCATAGCCGCCCACATGTCGGCGGCGAACCCGTAAAAGAAACCTGGGTTCTTCTTTGTTCCCTTGCCGTAGTTCGGCTGGCCGGGCGCGTATCGGTCGACGAGAGCTTGACGGATGTTTGCATCTTTGGCAGATAGCGATCCGCACAGATCCAGCTTTTCTTCCCGGCGGAATATCCGCGTCGGCTCATAGCCTGTTTCCCACAGCACGATTTGCCAGAACCGGCCGATCCAGACACAGGTGTCGAACACTTCCTGCCCGACTGTCATGCCCATACCGGCTATCATTTCGATTACAACTTGCTGACAGTTCCACCGAAGTTTCTGCTCCAGCAGCTGCAGCATTTTGCGGTTCTCGATCTTCCCGGCATCCAGCACGCGGCGGATCTCTTCTCCGTCGTACTCGACCACCACATAGCCGGATCTGGTGTTGCCGGGGTCAATCGCAAGAATTGTTCCCACCTTGCAGCCTCCTTCCTGTCTCGCACGGCTTCATCTCGTCGCAACCACCGTATTTCGCGCAATGCGCTGCAAACAGCCCCTTGAATTCCGGGCATTTATGGATCACAAGTTTGCACATCAGTTTGACGACAGCTCGCGTCTCTTTTGCCGCCAACATACAGAGCCGTTTTTCTGCGATAGTCATCAGCTCTTCCGCGTTCATGTACCAGATCATGTTTACCGGCGCGTCCTGCCGCGCTGCGTTCCGGTCGTATTCGCTCTGCCGGTCATTCCGCTGTGACCGGATAAACGGCTGTGCGTGGACGTGGCGGGCTAAGTGGGTGCTTACCCAGTACGGCACACCCTCGAGATAAAACGCAAACTGCAGCGTCCGGATGGGGCTGTGCTGCGCCCGGAGGATGGCGTGTTTCCACTCCATGTCCGGGGCTGTCTTCATCTCTTTCCCAATGGTGACTAAAGCGCACTGCTTGGCCAGCGCCCAGTCCTCATCGGTGGGGTACTTCAAAAGTTTGACGATCATGTCTGCCTCCTATCCATGTCTTCGTAATCTTTGCATTCCTCACCGGAAAAGCACATATGCTCCAGGTCTTTCTCGGAGAACCGATCCGCCTTGTGCTTCAAGCATCGGTACGGGTAGACGTAGTTCTTCCTGTATTCCAGATTCCTGCAGGTCAAACAGCAATCCTGCATCAGTTTTCCTCCTTTCGCACTACCGGCGCAACATCAGAGGGCTGGCAGTTCATCGATTTCATTGAACCAGTTTCCAGATAATCACGCATAAGCCGCTCCTGAGAAATCGGGATGTTCAGATCAGGTCTGCCTGCCGTGCAGTAGATGTAGCACTTAAACGGCGTATCCATCTTCGGGCGTGTCTTACGCACCTCAATGGTCTTCCGCCCTTCCATGATCTTCTGGCACCACCCCGATCGAATGCTGATCAGTACAGCTTTACTCATGCCTTGCCTCCTGTTCCAATTCTGCGCGGAACCGTTGTTCCAGTTCAAACACGCCGCGCGGCTTGCCTTTGTAATAGCCTTTCATTGGCCTGTCTATTTTCCGTTGCAGGTCTTTCAGGCGCTCCCAGTATTCCGGCAGGTAAATATACATATTCCGCAGTTCCCGCAGGTTCTTGTTGCAGCAGCACCAGCACGAAACACGGTCCAGCACGTCATAAAGGCGGATCGTGCCCTCCATCCACGAAAACCCGTTTTCATAGCAATATGCCAGGGCGTCGGCTTCCGTCATGCCCCACTCCGCCAGCGGGTGCAGTTTATACGGCTTCCGTTCTTTTTCCAGTCGCGGCGTTTCGTCGGCAGCTATGCCAACGTAAACCATAGCGTCCCGCGCCTCCGCGTACCTGTCTATGGCTTTCAGCTTCCCCGTGGTTCCCCAGCGGCAGAGGCCGCCACACCAGCCATAACCTTGGTGTGTGCCTTTCTGCTTACTGCAAACCGGCCTTTCCAGCATATCAAACAGGAACGGGTTTTCCGGCTCCAGTCTGGTGTACTTGATCCCCAGCTGCTCCAGGCGGGGTAGCATTTGATCCCGTGTGTGGTAAATCGCCTCAAACTCCATTCCGGTATCGTAGAAAACCACCTCATTCAGCGGGTAGCCCTTGGCAATCAGCATTAGGAGCATGTCCAGGCTGTCCTTGCCCCAGCTGACACTTGCAATATGCCATTTCATTCCGCTTTTGCACCTCCAAACGCCGCCAGGTCGAAACAGGTCTGTTTCCCAACGTACTGGCGCCACGCCCATTCCAGCATGGCGCCCTGGATCTCCATTCGGTCGGCCTCAATGTTCGTGATATCCTGGCAGGCGTCACACACGAATCTCATACCATCGCCCCCGGCCGGGTGTCCGGCGTGCTTCTCTCGATCAGCATTTCCCGTGCAACGTCGCGTTCCAGCTCTGCTTTCGCCAGCGCTTTTTCGAGGCGGTGGATCTCGATGGACGCGGCCTGATTGCTTTCGGCCAAAAGAGTGTTGCGCTCCAGGCATTTCGTGGCATTATGCGCCACGGCCCTTCGTTCTTTTTCCTTCTCACAGGTCTGGCAGACATAGCGAGCTGCCAGCGATCTTGCCAGTTTTCCCAGAATTTTCATGTCTCATCCTCCTTGTTTTCTGCAAGCATCCGTTCGACCGCTGCCATCTGGAACGCCGTCAGATCGTCTCCGTGGTTCTGCACGCCGTGCCGCATTTTCTCCGCGCCCTTCGGCGGTTTCTCGAACAGCCGGTTGACAGCAACCTCTTCCAGCGGATTCAGCGGGTCATGGTGCCCCTGCACACCGTAGCCGGGCTTTGCAGCGCGGCTGTACTGTGCAGGCTGTGTTCCGCCCTTGTCCTGTTCTTTTGCCAGCCAGCGGACAATAAACGCATTGATCCCGCGCTTTGTTTTCCGTTTGGCCGGATTTGCGTCCAACCAGCCCCTCATATTCCGCAGCTGCTGTATCACGTCGACAGCAGGGTACAAGCCCGCCCATTCCTGGCATTGCTCCACGGAAACGGAATATCCCGTTCCATCATTCAGCGGCAGAGAGATTGCTGGCGGCGTGGATGCCGCTTGCGGCTCCGCGCTATCTTCCGCATCTCGAATAGCGAATTCGATTCTCGATTCTCGATTCTCGAATACGGGAACATCTGCATGCATTTGCTTGCAAATGATTTCATCCGCTTGTTTCCCATCATCAGGCGACGGGAATTTGCTTACCTTCGCACGCTGCGTCTGATACTTGCCCCATGTTGGTAGGTAAAGGAAGCGCTTGCCCTCAAACACATACAGAGCAATCAATCCAGCACTCGCCAGCCCATGAAGAGCATTTTCTACAGTTTTGAGCGTGAGGTTTTCTTTCAGCGGGAAGAGGCGGTTTTTCACTACCGCCGCTCTCCCGTCAAAGCGTCCGAAATCATCACAGTTTACAATGAGCCGATAAAACAGAACTTCTTCAAACCACGAGAGTTTGTCGACGCTATCGCTTGTGCAGATGCTTTCCCGAATAATTCTGTTCGGCATATTTCAGCCCTCAGAACGGAAGCTCGTCACCAAGCCCCATCTGCATATCGGGTTCGGCAAAAGGTAGCGGCGTCGAATCCGACATCTGCTGGAAGCCTCCGCTGGAAACATCTCTGTCCTGCCGCTTCTCGGCAAAATAGCACCGGTCTGCAAGGATCTCCGTCGTGCGGCGTTTATTGCCCTGCTTGTCTGTCCAGTCGCGCTGCTGCAGACGGCCTTTGACTGCCACGAGCTGCCCTTTGGCAAAATACCGGCCGACGAAATCGGCGATATTTCTGAACGCGACAACATCGAAGAAATCAGTCTCCCGGTCCTGCCCCTGCGGTGCATAGTCGCGCTCACAGGCCAGTGAAAAGTTCGCAGCGGTGGTTCCGTTCTGCGTCATACGGACGTCCGGGTCGCGCGTCAGGCGGCCCATCAAGATCACTTCGTTCAGCATTTATGTATTCCCCTTTCCCTGTTTCTGTGCGCAGCCCCAGCAGAAGCAGCGCCCAAACTTTTTTGTTGTCTGCTCCGCAATGCTCATTGCAGAGTAAGCATGTCCGTTGATCGTCTCGCCGGTGATCTCTTTCCCGCATGCGGAACACTTAAAGAGCATCTCCGGCTTCTTTGCAGCCTCGGCGGGCTTCGCAGCGGCGGGCGGTTTCCGCCCGGACGCTCTCCCGGTTTCTCTGGCATATTCGTCTGTATCTGCATCCTTCGTGTCGTCGATGGCGAACAGACCATTTAGCGCGTATTTGCGGGCATAGGAGCTGGCCGTGCCGGTCACCTGCGGTTCGTCCATGCCCTTCTTGCTCTCCGGCTCCCGGGCGAAACCGAACGTGGTATATTCGCCCTCGCCGTCAGACAGAGTCGCCTTTGCCTTGACATAGATCCGGTTCCCACTCTCTACAATCTCGTCCGAGATCGTCAGGATGCAGCCCTGCGCCTGCAGCAGGGGCTTTACAGCCTCTAAAATGCTCTCGCAGGAGCGGTATTTGTAGCCGCCGAAGTTGTTGGTCTTGTCCTTTGGCGCTTTCAGCTGCGCCTGAATGGCGATCAGCTTTTCTGTAAGCTTCATCCATCTACCTCCACAAATTCGCCGTTTTTCAGCCGATACCTGGTATCGGCCTTGATCTTCTCGCCGTCGACGTATTCCGTCTTCACGCAGCGCGGAACGGATCGCCCCTTTTCTTCGGAATATTCCCACTCCGCAAGCGTGATCCAACTCCCGATTTTTGCTTTTACCGTACAGCCATGACCTGCGCAGCAGATCACGGAGTCGACGCCGGTACTATTGATCTGGGCGGAGTTGCCCGAGCTGCCGATCTGGGCGTAGTTGCCCGAGCTGCCG